CTGCACCTCCATCGTTAAAAGCAACACCTGTTGTTCCAAATTTTACTCTTTCAGTTCCACCTGTTGCAATATTAAAATGATCAGCATCAGAACTAAAAATACCTGTATTTAAATCATCTCGAAAAGCTAGTGCTGGTGTACTTGCAGAACCATCTTCAAGAGTTAAAGTTCCGTCTAATTGTAAAAGTTCAACCCATCCATCGTTTGCACTATTTCTTATTTTTAAAACGCCATTTGTAGTATCAGCCCACCACATATAGGCATATTTTGTCGAAGGTTCTGAAGAACTTGAGTTATTACTTACGATTGCAGCAAGAGCATTATTAATATCAGCACGAACGTTTGCCCCAGTACTGTTGTCTATAACATAATCATGCGTTGCCATTTTTCTCTATTTTTTCTTTAAGGTTATCATAATTTAAGAGCCTCGACCAAAACCTACAGCGGTATATCTGAAATTTCTATCAACAAAACTTGAGCCATTTTTAATATCTATTGAAAAACCTGTTCCAGAAATATTTGATAAAAGAAAAGTATCGCCCGCTTGTGCGTTTTCAATTGAAATTCCTATTGATGGCAAAGCTGAACTTGCTGAAATACTTGTGCCGCTACTTCCAGTAAAAAACGAATTTTCAAAACTGACCGCCTTCTGTGAAGTGCCTGAAGCTATAACAGCCGTGCGATTTTCTGTTCTTCTTTCTAATTCTGCGCTATATCCTAATTGATCAATTTCAATTGATTGCGCGGGGTCATCAGATGTCATTTCACATTTAAACCTAAAACCACGCCCGATAAATGTTCCATTCGCAAAAGTATTGTATGCGGTAAAATCTGCGCCGAAAGTACAATTTCCACTTGTGCTTATTGAAGTTGCAGAAGTCAAAACAAAAGTATTTACATCGGGAACAGATTGAATTTGATATTCGCCATCAACCCCTGTTCCGCTTGTAAAATCAACAACAACAAAACTTCCCGCAACATAACCGTGCGAACTTTTTGTAATTGTTATTATTGTGCCTGCACTACCTGAACCATTATTTATCGTATAACTATTCCCAGTAAATGATCCGTTGGGGTCGTTGTCTGTTTGGCTGACAAGTAGTTTTGCGTTTACATCAAATGCTGTCGCGGAATCTACGTCAGTCCAAGTGTCGATGTTTCCTGTTCTACTATCAAACAAATCGTTAGGGTAAAAACCTTGAGTAACAAAATGACGTTTTAAAATCAAAGGCTGTTTGCTTCCTAAATCTAATTTATTTGCAAATTCATAAGAACCAGAAGTTGCAACATCGCCAGAAAAGTCAAAATCTGAAAGTTGGTCAAGGTCTGTAATAGTATCAAATAAAACTGTCGAGTCTAAAACAAGACCATTTACATCATCGCTAAAAAATGAGTTTACTTTTGTGCCTGCAAAAGGCGGCGAATCTGTATCTTCTCTATCTGTAAAAACAGCAAGTTTTGGTAATGGGTCGGGAATAGTAACAACAACAGAAGTTTCTCCTTCGCTAAGACGTCCGCCATCATCGCGGAATTTCAGAATATATTCCCCCTCAATTGCGGGGACTAGAGTTTCAGCGATACCGCCCGGCAAAGCAGGCAATAAATCAACTGAATTTGTAAAAGTACCGCTTCCATCTGTTAAATTAGAATGTCTGACGATTAGGTTGCCGCCGTGGGTTACGTCAATATCTGTTGCCTTGTCAAAACGTAGTCGTACAAACTGATCTGAGACAGGTTCGACAACTAAGTTTGAAACATTTTGCGGTCTTGCAGTTTTACCGACAGCGTTAAATGTTAAATTGTTTGATGTTGCTGAAAGTATTGTGTTGATGTTATAACTAAAAACTTGAATTTCATAAGTTCCAAGTTGACTATTCATTATTTCAAAATCAGGACTTGAAACCTTAGTTGAAACAAAATTTCCATTATTAAAACGATAATTTACTTGATATTCAATGACGCCTGTTATTGGTTGCCAACTAATAATTATTTTTGAAACGGCTTGATTATTAATCGGAACTATTTTTTCAACGGCTGAAAGGTTAGATGGCGGCGGTTGTAGTTGATTTAATACTGAAACATTTCTTTCTGGTAAACTTGCTCCGTCTTCAATAAAAGCATATTTTGTGTCTACATAAGATAAAGCTGTAATCGTATAATTTACCGAATCAGTTTCTTCGACTGTTATTACTCTAAATTTTTGCGCTTGTACTGTTGTATTTTGAATTAAATAAATTGTATTTACATTCGGGGTTTGGCTAAAAGCTGAAGAAACAGTAACAACGCCGTTTGTTACATCTGAAATGTCTTTTGTTTCGACAGAACCATCTGGTAAAATCAAAGATAAAGTCGGGCTGTTTGTTGTCGGTAAATCTGTATTTTCTGTATCGTCAACGGTAACAACAGTTGTTGAAGTCACGCCCGCAAGTCTTCCTGAACGCCTTACGCCTGCGCGAACTGGATCATTTATATCTATTACAGCGCCCGGCCTTACCATCAACCCGCCTTCCATCGAGGTTGTAAATGTCACTAGCTCAGATTCATTTGCTTCCGAAAATGCAATTGCTTTCGCTAATCTTTGCGCTTGACCTCTTGAAGTACAGGCAAAACCTTTTACCTGTTTAACAACAGTTCCTATTTTTGCTGATAATGTTGTATTTTCAAAAACTTCATAATCTATATCTTGCGAATCCATATTGTAATAACTGACCGATATTACTGAATGTCTTTGTTTTAAACTTGAACCTGAATAATTAAAACCATCACTTGAAATATTGGCAAGTGAGAAAAGGAACGAGGAATCCTTGGGGGAATCTTGAGCAAGTAAAATACTGCCGGTTGACCAGATTGGCATACAGCGCATTACGCCCGCAAGTTCATTTATCAAATCAAATGCAGAGCTAGAAGATTGAATATTTACGTTACAAGAAAACCTCGGCTCCTGTCCGCCTAAGCCATCATCGACAAGAGTATTTGCAAATTTAGATGCTGTTACAAAAGAAAATAAATCAAGATTTGCATCTGCAATATGTGTTCCAAATCCGTACCTTTCAGTCGTTAATAAATCCAAAAGTATCATCGCAGGGCAACTTGTCCAAACCGCAGCGCCCATAACGCCGTTAAAAATATATCCGTCTGGATAAACAATACGACCTGTTGAAGAATCTACAGTCGGTGTTCCTGAACTGGATGCACCCGCCCCCGGAATCCTTACTTTGATGCCACGGATGCGGAATTTCCGGCGAGGGATCGCGCTGAACTGTTGGGAATCAAGCCTGATAGCGTTATAAGCTGAGTTTGCATAAGTACTTGCATCGTCAATTATTTCTGCAAGGCTTGAAAATTGAAATGAATCAATTAAAGAAGAATCTGTGGAATCCGCTGTGACTCTTATAACTCTTATATCAACAGGAAAAGAACCTGTAATTTTTACTGAATAATCTTTTTGATATGCGTCAGCGGTTCGACCTGTAATAGTATCTGAAATAACATCAGTAAAACCTCCTGAATTATATTGAACAGCAACTTTTAATTGAACAGTTGAACCGAGAAGATCACCTTCAGTTGTTGCTTTTTGTATTTGTGGAAATGTTACTGAAACTTTGACTCGATCAACATTTGTATTTGTAATTTGTCTTGTTACTGGCGAAGCCGCTGTAACAGTAACCCCGACAGGTGTTATTGAAGAAGAACTTTCAATCCCATCAATTTTTGTTTGATTTGAAGTTCCAAAACGCGGTGTAAAAGTTACATTCTGAAAATTAAAATCAGTATCAGCGGGACTTGCTGAATTTGCTGTTGATTTTAAAACAGGTGTATCGTTAAGAAAAACATCTTTCAAGTAAGCATTTGTATAAGCCGTTGTTGTTCTATCTGTTAAACCTTCTTTTGAAGCGGTTGCAGAGCCTTCAATCTCTCCTTCTGATATAAGATCAAGAAAAGTCGCGAACTGTTTGCTATGTAAGGTATCAGGGGTTCTTGTCGGTTGTCTCGGCGGCGGCGGACTTCCACCTTTTGAACCGCGAATAATTTTTCTTTTATCGGTCATGCCTGAACTTGCTCCGTATCAACACCGCCAGAAATCACGACTGAGCCGGTGAAGATTTCACCGTAAACAATGGGAACTGGCGTTCCGGCCCGGCTTGTTTGTTGCGTCCCTGAAAAACTAAAAGATAAACGCGGATCTTGTTCACTAGAAAATTCAGGCTGTTTTGGTACTGGAAATAACATGCCACTTACACCGCTAAGAACTAAACCCGCACCGATAAGACCGAGAGCCGCCGAACCATAAGCCCCCGCCGCATATAAACCTGTTGCACCGATCAAACCACCTCCGCCAGCTAAACCCGCCCCAGAACCGCCAGCAAAAAGCCCCGCACCCATCGGCGTAAATGACAAACCGATCAAGGCCACTCCAAGTAACACTTTTCCGAAATTACCGCCCGAACCTGAAATAACAGGTACAAAAGAAATATCTGATTTACCAATAGGATCGTGAAGCTCGTCCGCACCGACTTCTTCCTCGTTTGTAATAACTTTATAATATCTAGTTGCCATATGTTTTTCTAATTCTGGAAAATTATTTATTAAAAAACTTACCGCTTCCGCTACATTTGCAACATTTATATCTTCAAATTCTTTATGGCCGATTTCTTTGGCTAATTCTCCATACAGCTTAATTTTACGAAGCATAACGCAACCTCTTTCCTGTACATTTTAACAACCAAGGGTTGTAAGGTTCTCTACAAGATAGTCTATCTCTTAAATGGTGTATTACATCGCCATCTATAAAAATCGCCACATGATTCAAACCCGCTTCCCCGATTGACATAAATAATAAATCATTATTTTCTAATTTTTCATCTTTTCTTAATTCACGGAATCCTGTCCGCCAAGCGCAACTGTCAAACATGGGATTTGCCATAAATTCTTCAGGCGTTATTGGTCTTTCCCAATCTCTAAGTTCTATATTTAATTTTTCTTTGTAATATCTGCGGACAAGTGACCAACAATCAGAAATACCCCAAACCCAAGTCAAACCGATTATGTCTGGTTTATATCCTGACGGCCTATACTCGCCCCATGTTTCAGTTTTAGGGTTAACGATATACCAAGGCAACTTTGACTCTTCGCAGCTTATTTTGTCCGCCTCTGAAGCTATAGGTTGTGTTGTAGGGTGCGAATGTATTATTGCAATTATTTCTCCTAATGAGTCTTCTGCCTTTGCATAATCAAGCGGGTCAATTATGAAATTTTCATAGTATGCAGTTGATAAATTTTTACAGGGATAATATTTTTCTTTTCCGCGAATATTTAACAAAAGGCCGCAAGATTCTTTCGGGTCTTGTTCTTTGGCGTGAGCAAGTGCCTGATCCTTCCAAGTCATCCTGTAATTAATCCAATACTAGGAAATTCTGTTCTTGTGCATTGACGTTTCGGCGCTCGAACTCCCGCCATGTCAAAAACAGCCGCAAGTTCAAAACTAACAACAGTTCTGTTTTCCGCTGATTTTCTATCAATTAGAAAAATTTCTTGTTTACCTTCTGCGGTTGGGTCTGGGGTTCCATATGGGTTAACGTTGCTTGGAAAATTTGCAGCGTCAAGAAATCTTGCTTTTGTTCTAATCCTTTTAACAGTCGCGCCTGTTAAATCGTTTCCTGTCGTAACTGCGTTTACTGTAAGAAGTATTGCTGAAAGTGTTCCTAATGCGTTTGAAAAAGTAAGGGTCGGGCGTGGCAATTGTCCTTTACCATATTGAAAACCTTCAGCCTGAACAGGAAATCTTGTGTAAGCATTACCCTGCCAAATGATTTCGCCGTTATCTTTTAAACTTGTTCCCGCATGAAAACGATAAGTTGTTGTTGCGCCGTGCAATGAATTATCAAGAGTTAACGTAAAAAGTTCAATAACCGCTGACGGATTGACTTTCTGTAATTCACTGACAATTTTATCTGTACTCATGGTTCAAAAACTTGTCTGAATGTAGCGCTTATATTTATCCTTTCATTATATGGGATTCCTTTTTGCCAAGTTTCGCAAACAAATTGTTTTGCGCCTGCAAGAGTAACAGAAACAGCAGTCGAAGTAATTGTTGCACTAGCGGCGGCTGTAACTGTAAAGGTATTTGCATCAACCGCTGTTGCTACTGTATAAGAACCATCGGTTGCGCCTGATGTAAAATCAATTGTCAAAACATCACCGATTGCAATTCCATGATTTGCAATTGTAATTGTGATTGTCGTTCCTGATTGAACATATGTTCCTGTTTTTGTAAATCCTTCATCTGGCGGCGTGAATGTAAAACTTTCTTGATCGTTTGCGCGACTGCGAAGAAATGCCGAAACCACATCGCCGTCTGTTTTACTTAAATCAAAATTTAAATTATAAACAACTGGGTTTTGATTACTAGCCAACCCGAAAAATATTCGTTGCTCAAAACCATCCGCGAAACGAACCGTGCGAACAGCGGGGGCGGACTTTTTGGAAAATCCTGAATATGTCGGTGTGACGCTTGGAAAGGTTGCCATTTATGCTAATAAACCTCCCGGCCTTTTTTGTTTTATTAATTCTGATTGTATCGCTGAAGCAAGAGCAACGCCAAGTTCTTTCCCGCGATTTTCGTTGGCATCTGATTGCATACCGCCCGCATCGACATTTACATTAATATTATTAACAACCCCACCACTTCCGCCGATTTGATTATTAGGAATTACTTGCCCGCTACGTTTTGGTGTGAAAATCTCCGGCCCTCGCTCCCCGACTAAATAGCTACGCCCTGCGGATGCC